AACGCTCAGGTTAGTTAGATTACCCAGCTCCGAGGGAATGCTACCGGTTAATTGGTTGTAGTTAAGATATAAATAATTAAGATTTGTGAGATTACCCAGCTGAGAGGGAATACTGCCAGTAAATTGGTTGAGGCAAAGGTCTAAAGCATACAGATCAGTAAGATTACCCAGCTGAGACGGAATGCTACCTGTCAATTGGTTTCCGGAAAGGCCTATGTTATGCAGATCGGTGAGATAAGCCAGTTCAATTGGAATAACGCCAGTTAAATTATTATGATCTAGATCTATAATCTGTACATGCCCATCTACAACTTGTATTCCATACCAGGTACTTGGGATATTGGTTATCAGCCAGTTGGCATGGTCTGTCCAGCTGTCCCCGCTAGTGCTGTTGTACAACGCCACCAGGGCTTCGCACTCAAGCTGTGGAATCTCGGTGACATTCAAGCAGGAAAACTCATTATCAGTACCTGGAAAGGTAATTGCAAAATTAAAGCTGGTACAAACGATCCAGATCGCAAGTGCAAGAAAAAATAATTTCTTCATGAATGCCCTCCTACCCAGATGAATTTAGTTTTTTGTATTATGAAACCAAAATAAATCGAACCCATCCCACCGTTAATGACATGTACATTTTATCATTGATGACTTATCTCAGTTTAATCGAATGAATCGTCTCATCCCCCAGGCAAGCACCCGAGAGTCGCCAGAGCTCTCGCCTCAGCCATCCAATGTCATTCGTATCTGAAGGTCGATTGCCAACGGCTGACGAAAATGAGAATCTTAAAATATTGATAAACCCCTTGTAGATTAGAACATTTGTGCTATAATACTGGCAGAACCCCTGGCACGGGCAATGCGGAGCAAGACCTCCGCTCACCTGTGCCACTTTCTTTTTAACGCCTGAGGGTAACCCGCATATTGCCCGGCTCGTCCGGCGTCCTCCCTTGCCAGGGAACCAGGCACTGCCACATTCTCACCTACTCGTGCCGGGGGTTCAATACTATGAATACCTGCGTTCAAATATATCCAGTTTTATATGACTACATCTTTTATGTCCAATATGGTTCACTCTTGATTCGCCTGTACAGCCTATGACCCCTTCCCGCGGTGCCCCAAAAGGCAATCTGAATGCCCTCAAACACGGTTTTTACTCGCGGCTGTACCACGCCAGCGAGCAAACCGACCTGAATGGCAATGCTTCTAGCAACCTAGAGCATGAAATCACCCTGCTCAGGGTGATGATCCGGCGTACCATGCAGCTGGCGGATGGCATCGATGATCTGCGGGAAGCCACGCGGGTTCTGGATGCGCTCGGAGCAGCGGCAGGCAGGCTTTCCAACCTGTTACGGGCTCAGAAGAGCCTGAACCAGGTCCAATCCGGATTGGCAGATGAGATTTCCATCGCCATCCAACAAGTGAATGCGGAGCTGAGGAATAAAAAATGACACCCATCCACCCAAAAAACCTGCAGGCAGGACACAGACCAGCTATGGCGGGTATACCCAATCCCACCTGCCCGGTGCTTCTGGAAGCCAAGAGCGTGCTGGATAAAGCCCAAGACTTACACAGAGCAATCCGCAAGCTACGCCGTTCCACCCAGCGCTGCCTCACCTGCCCGGAGAACCTGGAATGTCCCAGCATGCGGTATTTTGCCCAGGCGGTGGATATTGCCATCCGTGAAGTGAGGCAAGAATGGGGATTGGACACGGAATGAACCTAGTCACGGATGATCCACAAAACAAGCTGATTGCCGAACAGCTCGGGCACACCCTCGACCTGATCCGGTCAGAGCTTACCAGCATTCAAAGCGAGCAGTCACACCAGGAGGAGATGAACACTCTACGCTTGAGATCCCTGGAGGGACAGGCTCTGGATTTTGAGAAACGCTTACGTGACCTTACCGAGAGCGCCACCCAATTCAAGTTGCTGGTGAGCCTGGCGGTTGGGGGAGGTCTGCTCTCCGTGATCGCCCTCTTGCGCAGCCTGCTAAATCCATGAGAAACCATGGACGACTGGCTCATTCAATGTTGCGAGGAGCTGCTCCGGGATGTGAGCTTATTTTCTGCGGGAGGCAGTGGGATCCGATTACGCACCTACCAGCTTCAGGTGGCTCAGGCAATCATCGATTCGGTGATCCACGACAAAGGGATGACGTTCGTGGTTATCTTCCCTCGCCAATCTGGAAAAAACGAGCTCCAGGCTCAGATCGAGACTTACCTGCTTGCCCTGTATTCACAACAATCCCAGGCAGAGATGGTCAAAACTTCTCCAACCTGGAAACCCCAATCACTGAACGCCATGCGACGCCTCCATCGCATCGTCAGCCGCAACCTCATCACCCGCGACCGATGGCAAAAACGCGAGGGATACATCTACCAGGTGGGTAGTGCGATGATCTATTTTCTCAGCGGATCCCCTACCTCCTCGATCGTAGGCGCTACCGCTTCTCTTTTACTCGAATGTGATGAAGCCCAGGATATTGAGATTGCCAAATGGGATAAGGAGATTGCCCCCATGGCTGCCAGCACGAATGCCACTCGTGTATTTTGGGGTACTGCATGGACATCCAGGACCTTGCTCGCCCGTGAGCTCCGTGCTGCACGCCTGGCTGAAAAGCAGGATGGTATCCGTAGAACATGGGTACTCACCGCAGACGAAGTAGGAGCTGAGGTGCCGGCTTATAAAAAGTTTGTAGAAGAGCAGATTGCCAGGCTGGGACGCAATAATCCTCTGGTCCGTACCCAATATTTCAGCGAAGAGATCGACGCGCAGGGGGGTATGTTCCCGCTCTCCCGCCGGGCACTGATGGTCGGGTCGTATCCCAGGCAGATCACGTCATCGCCAGGTGGCGTATATATCTTCACCATTGACGTGGCTGGACAGGATGAATCCGTCACCTACGACCTTAAACAGCTACAGAACTCCCAGCGGGATAGCACCGTTCTCACCATCTTCGAGCTGGACTTCGCCAGGCTCAAGGACCCGTTGATCCACAAGCCCGTGTACAAGGTGATGCACCGTTTCGCATGGATAGGCATCAGGCACAGCCAACTTTATAACTTGATCGTCAACCTAGCCGATAGCTGGAATCCGGTCAAGATCATCATCGACGCGACGGGAATAGGGGCTGGTTTATCCAATTTTCTCAGGGATCGCTTTGGATTGCGCGTGCTGCCATTTGAGTTCACCCAGAAGAGTAAATCTGATCTAGGCTGGTCCTTCATCTCCATCATCGAGAGCGGGCGTTTTAAGGAATATTCACCCATGGACGAAGAAATGTCACTGCAATTGGATTACTGTAGCTATGAAATCCTGGATGGACCGCAAAAAATCATGCGGTGGAGTGTTCCAGAAGGAACCCGTGACGTGAAAACCGGTGACCTGGTGCATGATGACTATATCCTCAGTGCTGCGCTGGTGAGCCTGCTGGACGGCGAACCCTGGGGTAGCGGTAAAAGCCAAATCATCCAACATAAAGACATTCTTGAAGAAATGGGAGAGACATTCTAATGAAAACATTCGGAGTAGATGTATCCCATTGGGAAGGCAGCATCGACTGGCACATAGCAGCCCCGGCGATTGGCTTCGCATACTATAAGTGCACCGAGGGGACAAGGTGGCTCGATGCCCAATTCGAGAATAACCGGCGCGGCTGCGAGCAGGCCGGTTTGCCCCATGCTCCCTACCATTTTTTCCAGCCTTGCCTCGATCCAATCCAACAGGCTGACTTTTTCATCGCCAGCGCTGGATCAGGTTACAAGCGCTATATCGTGGATATCGAGAAACCTGACCGTGAAGTAGATATCGTCCGCCAACTGCGTACATTTCTGGATCGCTGCCATGAGCTCAGTGGGATCAGGCCTGCCATCTATACATCGGCGGGGTTTTGGAATGAGTATATTCGATCCAATCCAGCCTGGTCTTCCAGATATGACCTGATCGTCGCTCATTACACCGCCAGGCACGAGCCGATCCTTCCGGTGAGTTGGAGCCTTTATAAAATCTGGCAGTTTTCGGATCACTTTTTCATCCCGGGTTGCAAAGAAGCCTGTGATGGCAACTGGTTCAACGGCTCGCCAGACGAATGCCGGAAGTGGTTCGGGAATTACAAACCCAGTCTCCTCCCCAGTTTCGGTTTGCAAACGGGGGAGGTGGGAGGGGGTGGTTTGCAAATGCGCTCGCATTTTAACGGATTGAATATCCGCCAGGAACCTGATTTTAAAGCTAAAGACCTTGGCAATCTGGCTAAAGGCGAGGTGGTCGAGGTAGAAGAGTTGGGCGGTATGGATGTTTGGATCAAACATTCTAAGGGCTGGTCCTGTGTCGAGAAAGACAGTTATCGTTTCATGGAGGTATTGAGGTGAAAGTCTCATTCATAGATCGTTTATTTGGAAGGGGCGCGTCTGAGACCCGCCATAATCCTGATCATTTTTCCATCACTGCCAACCTGGTCACTGATGATCACTGGCAAACCATCAGCGGGCGCAGGCATGATCGCTCCTGGTCAGAGATCCAGGAGATTTACATGGATGCCCTGACTGCCTGGCGTAAGAATCCCCTGGCATGGCGGATGATCCATACCACCTGCAATTTTGTCCTGGGTACGGGGATCACCTTTACATCGCCGTACCCTGAGATGGACCGGTTCATCAAGGCTTTTTGGAATCACCGAAAGAACCAGATGGACTTACGCTTATATCCGATGATCGAGGAGCTGTCGCGCTCCGGCGATTTATTCGTCCTTTTATTTCGCAATACCCTGGATGGGATCTCGTTCGTGCGTTTTATTACCAAAGATCAAATCCTCAAGATCGAGACAGCCCCCAATGACTGGGAGACCGAGCTTGTATATTATGAAGCACCCCCAGCCGGGGAGGTTCATCCCAGGCGCTGGCTCAGTTTTGAGCATCCTGAGGCCGGCGTGACGGACGCCGTCATGTTGCACTATGCGGTCAACAAACCCATGGGTGCCCTGATGGGTGAGAGCGATCTCACTCCCATCATTCCCTGGTTGCTGAGGTATAGCAGGATGCTGGAAGACCGGGTCAGGTTGCATTGGGCAGCGCGAGCCTTTCTTTATTTGGTGACTGTACCGAGTAATAAAGTCGAAGCGAAGAGTGTGCAGTATGGCAGTACACCCGAGAGTGGCAGCATCGTCGTAAAAGACGAAAGCGAAACCTGGGAAACCATCACTCCAAGTTTGCGGGGTGCGGATGCCGGTCATGACATGCGGGCGGTGCGTAATATGATCGATGCTGGTTCAGGCTACCCGCCTCACTGGCGTGGGGAGGGTGGTGAGGTCAATTTTGCCACCGCTCAAGCCATGCAAGCCCCTCCAGAAAAGTTTCTGATCAAACGGCAGCAGTATTTTGTGTGGTTGCTTGAGGATATTATCTTCAAGGCTTTCCTGCGGGCAGTTGAAATTGGTTTGGCGGAACCGATTCCAGATAGCAATTATAAGAATATCTTCACTGCAGAAATTCCCGACGTGACCCTGCGGGATAATGACCAGCTCTCCAAAGGTGCCTTACAGATCGCCAATTCGTTTGCTGTTTTGCAAAATATCCTGTCTGGCAGGTCGCCAACCATGCAGCGCATCGCAGCGGACCTCATGCTCAAGTTTTCTGGTGAGCCTCAGGCGGATGAAATCCTGGATCGGATCATTTCGGAGGCAAGAATGGATCCTATTGAGCCGATCCTTTCCCCGAGGGGTGAAAGCGTACCCAGTCATGGAGGTGGACCATCCAAAGATAATCCTGATGAATGATATGTATATCACCCATTACTTATCGCTAATCGCAGAAAGGTTTTACCCATGGATTTAAATAATTTTCTAGTCAACCCGTTGACCTTAATCTTGATCATTCTCGGTGTTGTCGAGATGGTTAAAAAGCTAGGAGTTTCCGGCAATAAGCTCATGTTCATCAGCATGGCGGTTGGTTTTGGGCTTGCGATGCTCTATAAACTGCGTGAGCTCTACGAACCATCGTCCGTGTATGTCGAGGTGATCTTTTTTGGCATAGCTGCCGGTTTGGGTGCCAGTGGCATCTATAGTTTCATCAATGCTCGTTTCCCTGCACAGACATATAAGACAATGAGCTCATCCCAGATGATGCAGTTCGGCGAGGGTAACAAAATCGAACCACCGGGGCAGGAGGTGCAGTAAATGCCAGAAAAATTCCGTACTCAAACCATCCCGCTTGCAGGAACTGTGGATGGATCCGTGATCCTGGGGATCTCCATTGCCACAATCGGTGAAGCCCAGGGACACCGAATCATCTTCGATGAAAAAAGCCTGGCACAACTGCAAGAATTAGGCTCTTCCAAAATCCCCGGTATTAAGTCCAGGTTCACCCACCCCGATTGGATGCATGATGGCCTGGGTAAGTACCTCGGACGTGTCAAAAATTTCCGGGTCGATGTTGGAGATGATCAACGACCATCCCGATTAATCGGTGATCTGCATATTTCACCTGCGGCGCGCAACTCACCGGCTGGTAATCTCGCCGAGTATGTACTCGACCTCGCCAGGGAGGATCCAGGCTCTTTTGGAGTCAGCGTGGTGGTGGACCTGGAGCGATTTTGGATGACGACCGATGGCATGGAGGTGGCGGCAAACGGTACGCGCCCATCGAATGCAAGCGGTAAATATCCAGTGGCTCGGATCACTGGTTTTTATGCAGCTGACCTGGTTGACGAGCCGGCATTAAATCCCGAAGGTTTGTTTAAAAGCGTAGAGGCGATTTGCGAATCGCCCAGCATATTCTCTATGCGGAATCCCAGGTGTTCTCCCTGGGATGCACGGCGCATTTTACCCGACTATGTAAAATCATCCCACCATGACATCTTAAAATTAGAAAAAGGAGTATTTCAAGATATGACTGAAGAAAATCTCGATACCCGTACAACCAGGCTGGAAGAAAACATCTCCAAGCTTTCCAAGTATATCGAAGATGGCATCATCCAGATCGGAAACCAGCCTCCCCGAGGCCAGCAGCTCAGCCTGGGACCAACCGGACTTGAACAATTTCAAGGACACTTTGATTGGTTGTTCGGTGTTCCTAGTGCCAAGCTGCCTCCTCCTGAGCTTCGCCGGGCTGATGCTCTATATCGTGCTGTCACTGGTGATGTAGAGTTTCGGGGTGTCTTTAACCCATCTCACGTCGCCTTTGCAGCTGCAACCACCACCACACTTGCCGATCTGGCGGTAAACGCGATGAATAAAGTGGTGATCGACCTGTATACCAACCTCACCGCCTACCGCTGGTATGAACAGATTGTTGCCGTCCAGGCTACGGATGGCTCGCTGCATGATATGCAATGGCTGCAATTCGGTGGTATTGCCAACCTGCCGGTCGTTGCAGAGGGTGCCGCCTATACCGAATTGAATGTCGCCGACACGAAAGAGACCAGTTCATTCGTTAAGTATGGTGGTTATGTTGGGATCACTGAGAAGATGATCCGTAACTCCAAGATCGATGAGCTGCAGGCGATTGCTAAAGCACTCACCATTTCAGCCATTCGAACGAGATCCTCACTCATCGCAGCCATTTTCACCACGGCTTCCGGTACAGGTCCAACCCTGGCTCAAGATAGCACAGTTTTGTTCCATGCAAATCATGGATCCAATGTCCAGACCACCGCTTTCTCAATTGCAGCCTGGGCAGCTGCCCGCTTGGAATGCGCCAAGATGGCCGAGTTGGGATCATCCAAACGGCAGGTCCTTTGGCCAAAATACTGCCTGTTGCCGGTGGACCTATATGACAGCGCCCTCATTGCATTCGGATACGGTTCCGGTCCTGGAGGTTACCCGGGCACACCCAACAACGATGTGCATATCTATGCCGTCGATCGCCCGGGTGATACCCGCCCCGTTCCGGTGTGTGTACCGGATTGGACCGACACCAATGATTGGGCGTACATCGTGGATCCGCGCATCTTCCCA